TCATTTCAAATGCTCCCCTGCTTCGACCTTTTCGGCAAAATACAAAACGTCTCGCGACCAAGCATTTCCACCATGACCACGGGCGTAAGCGACAATCTTTGCGCGTTCTTCTGCACCATCGGCTTGCCGTCCGTCGTAATACCCTTGGTCGTATCCGTATTGGCGGTGACGGGCGAAGGCTCGTACGCGGCGGTCATCGTTGTATTTTTCATTTAGCAGCGGCTTGCAAAAGAAAGCCTCCGCCGCCGCGTCCCGATCAGCCTGTGTGGTCTCGGTCATTGTCCTGTCTCCTGTAGTGCTTTGCGGATAAAATCATCAAGGCAACCTTCGCAGGTATCATACATCCACTCATCATGGATGCAGCGGTCATGCTTGCTGGAGGACAAATCCATGCGCCACGACTTCCCAAGCGGTCGCGGATACGTTGATGCCTCTATCTGTTTCAGCGTCTCCCGCAGCTTCGCCTTGTCGGCTTGCAGGGCTTCGATGCGGTCGCGGGCATCAATCAACGTCTCCCACTCATCCTCATAGTCAGCATTTGCTATGCACCCTTCGATGCGTTCCATTAGATCATCAGTCATGGTTGCTTCTCCAGTGCTGCGAGAGTGATCCCGTAAGCCGCTAACTCCTCCGCGCTGTACCGCTGTAATTCGCTCGACAGCCACTCGAGGCCTATGCGGTCAACGCGCACTACCGGAGGTGCCTGCACGGCGTCGCTCGGCACGGAGTAAATCGTGCCGGCGAGCCACACTGGTTCCCGGCTCGCGGTGGCCGGGACGGCAGGCGATATCGCCCAAGGCATCTCGCTCTTCCAGTAGGGCGGCTTTTCGCCATGCTGCTTGGGCTTCCATTCCACAAAATCCATCATGATTGTTTTTCTCCTGTTAAGAGGCCGCTCGCTTCACAGGCGCGGCGCAGGTCGGTGGGCGATACGCCCCATAGGCCAACGGCATCGCCCCAACGCATGCACAGGGCGTGTACAGCGCTCTCGCTATCCCTAGCGGCCTGTTGACGCCGTTCAAGCTCCAGAAGCTCTCCAGCGGCCTTTTGCAATATCTCCATTTCAACCTTGCTGGTTGGCTTCGACCGCATTGGCCACCTCCTGCAACAGAACCGCCGTCGACTTTCTGCACGCTGAAACGGGGCTCTCGCCTGTGGCGACCCAATGCTTTCCAAGCGCGTCGAGCCACTCCACATCGGAGGAGCCACCATTGGCAAACTCGATGTTGGTCGAGCAGCACTGGCCTAAGCCGCCAAGGTGCAACTTGTGCGTCGCACCGTTCCGGCGAAGTGTTGACCAGTGCTCGGTCTCCTCAATGCGATAGGCGCGATTGAGGCGCGTGACCTGATCACCAGCCATAGGACTGCTTCTTGAGGCGGTCGCCATAGGCCCACCTGATTGCGGCCTCTTGCCTCTCCGGTGTCATTGGGCCGTGTAGCTTCCCCGTTTCGAATATTGCGATTGCGAGGGCCTGAGAGCCGTACCGCGCAGAGAACTCGGTCTCTGTGGTCTGCCGCTCCTGCATGTGTGGCAGCGTTGTCTGGCACAGTCGGCCAGAGGCGGTGATGATCCATTCCATCTCAGCGCGCTCCCACGCTCACCAGCTGCCGGCGCAGATGGTCGATGGTGAAGAACGGCATTCCGTTGGATCGACCGTATTCGGAGCACTGCTTTGCGAGGTCTGCTTTCAGCGTGCGCAGCAATGCCTCTTGCGCGTCGTACTCATCAAGGCGCTGTTTCATTTGCTCGAGGTTGTCGCTCACTTCAGACCCCCCATGCAGCGCTGACAATCCAGCGCCCGATCATGTAAACGGGCCCAAGAGCCACGAAGGTCCATGTGACGGTTCGCCACGTAACGCCATTGTTGCGGCGGCTTTTATGCTCTACGGTAGTCGGTATCATTTCGATGAGTTCCCTCTGCTCGTTATCACTGTGCTGACACTGATAGCGTCGAGGTGGAGGGTACGCAAGAGAAAAATGTGAAGGATGTGATACTCGATGCTATTGCGTGGAAGCTCATTCGGTGGACTGGCGAGTAGCCGCAAGAGCCCTCGCTCGATTATTTACAAGGCGCGGCGCAGTGAAGGCGACGCGGAGGCGCTCGCTTCCAAGCTCGAGCCTGAGCTCGCCAAGGCGATCCTCGATGCCTTTGTAAAGCAGCAAGGCAAAGCCGATGTGGACGCCATCATCACGGCTCTCGAAGCTGGCGACGTTGGCAAGGTGCTCGAGCTACTCGACCTCCCCGCAAGCATTGCCGCATTCGAAGGTGTCACGAGCTCGCTGCACACCGGTGCAAACGCCGCTGGTGCGATGGCCGCAGCACAGGTGGCGCTTCAGGTGAAGGGCGTCTCGTTCGCTTTCAACTCGCTCAACCCCCGCCTGATCACATGGCTGCAAACCTATTCGTTGCGCCTCATCCGGCAGATATCGGACGGCACCCGCGAAGGCATCCGCCAGTACCTCACGCAAGGCATGAAGGACGGAAAGAACCCCAAGGCTGTTGCGCGGCAGATCAAGGGCATCATCGGCCTCACCGATAAGCAGGCGCAGGCGGTGTACAACTACCGCAAGGAGCTTGAGACGTTCCACCTGAAGCGCAGCGCAGGCTCATGGGGCCTTGGCAACAAGATCGATCAGGTAAATGGGACGCAGGTGCTCCGGCCCGGCGAGGATGGCAGCCCGCTCGACGGCATCGGCCAGCGATCGACAAGATGGTGGCCGCGTACCAACGCAAATATCTGGCCTACCGCTCTCGGACCATCGCCCGCACTGAGGCGATCCGCACCACAAACATGGGCATTCAGGACGCTTGGCAGCAAGCGCTCGATAAGGGTGTTGTCAAAGAGGATTTGACGCGCAAGAAATGGATCGTGTCCGCAGATGAGCGGCTCTGCCAAGTGTGCGGGCCGATCCCGGGCCTCAACCCGCCCAAGGGCATCAAGCACCAACAGAGCTTCATCACGCCCGATGGGCCGCAGATGCTGCCCCCGATGCACCCCAATTGCCGCTGCACGGTGTTCTACCGCGTGTACGAACCCAAGCAGCTTGAAGGAGAGAAGCCCTAGAAGGCGGACTTGAAGAAGGCTGAGGCGAGCTTGCCGATGATCTTTGATGCCGCCCGCAGTGTCGTTCTGGAGCGCGTCGACATGGCGAGCTCCGCCATCGCCTCCAGTTTGGTCTGGACGGCTTTGAGCTCTTTGTAGATATCAAGATCACCAAGCCTATTCATGACAGGGGATTGTATGACACCTGAAGCACAAGCGGAGTTTATGGAGCGCATTGCGATCATCAAGGCGCGTGCCTGTGCCGCGTCGATCCGACTGATCAAGAGCGAAAGCAGTTTCACGCCGCCCGATGGCGTCCGCAGCGCCGCTCGGCGGGGCCTCGAGCTGCGCGAGAAATGGAAGCGCGGCGGCATCACAAACAGCGAAGCATCCGCAGAGGGTATCGGCTCCGGCGTGCAACGGGCCACCAACCTGAAGAACGGAGACGCGATCAGCCTCGCCACGGTCAAGCGCATGGCTGCTTTCTTCAGCCGCCACCAGAAGAACTATCGCCCCGATGAGAAGGAAGCCGATGGCGGCCCGACCGCCGGCACTATCGCGTGGCTTCTGTGGGGCGGCAACGCTGGCAAGAGTTGGGCTCAGGGTGTCCTCAATCGTGTTGAGAAAATGGGCCCCGACGCGGGTGATGTTCATGTACCGACCGCCACTGCGAAAAATCCCAAGGCCAAGAAGAAAGCCTATCGCCAGAAGGGCAACAAGGCTATGAAAAATACCGCCGTCTACTGAGGAATTTGATCGTGTCCGATGCCACTGAGAACCTGAAAACGCACCTCGCACTCACTCGGGCCCGCCTCGAGCTGCTGAAGGCGAAGAAAATGAGCGGTGGATACAGCCGCCACCCCTCAGGTTCGAGTAAGGGCGGGCAGTTTGCCCCAAAGGGCACGAACGCCTTTGGCAACCCGTCTGAGCCCGCGCCGTTCAAGAGCGGTGGCAACACGTTCCTCGAGGTCGGTGGGCCGGGCTGGGGCAGTTACAAGAAACCCTCAGCTCCTCCGCCGGGCGCTAAGCCTCATCCGGCTGGCGTCGATGACAAGGGCAACCCGGTCACGGTGAACTACCCCACAAAGCCATCGAGCAAGGACACGTGGGGCAACAAGAACGCCACGGCGACGTTCACGCCGGGCGGCGATACGCCCTCGACCCTCAACGGCGTCCCGATGAAGTCGTGGAGCCCGCCCAAGGAAGGCTGGCACGCGGTGGGCGGCAACAACGAGCGCCTCGAAGCACTGTTCCCGTTCACTAAGCCGACCGATGGCAAGTCCACCGGCGCAGGCGTGCTGATCATGGAGAGCGATGGGCGCGTCTGGCTGACAAAGCCCACGAACGAGTTTGGCGGATACAAGCAGACCTATCCCAAGGGCACCGTTGAGAGCGGGCTCACCATGCAACAGAACGCGATTAAGGAGGCCTTCGAAGAGACTGGCCTCAAGATCAAGATCACCGGTGTGCTCGGCGATTACGACCGCACCACCAGCCGCGCCCGCATGTACATCGCTGAGCGCGTGGGCGGCACCCCCAAGGATATGGGCTGGGAGAGCCAAGCAGTCCGTCTGGCAACCATGAAGGACGCCAAGACCCTGCTCAATATGAGCCATGACAAGAAAATCCTCGACGACCTTCAGGATTTGATGGAGTTCGCCAAGGCCAAGGGTGGCTCGTGGCAGAACCAGCCGCGCTGGCCGGGTGGGACGCCGCTCGGTGGCCAGTGGAAAACGATGGGCGCAGATGGCCTCACCATGCCCCCGCTGATCGCAGGCGGGCTCGAAGGTAAGAATACGGCCTACCAGAAGGCTGTGAACGCCGCGCACGCCGCCGCTCAGAAGGGCGACGTTGCGCCGGCGAAGATGCTTGTTAGCAAGTACATCTCCAAGCTCGATGCCTTCAACAAGGGCGAAAAGGGCTCATCGCACCTTAAGTGGGGCGCTCAAGGCGCGCAGTACGGCATCCAGCTTCTCCTCGATGTTGGCGCGAAGGGTAAGGCCGCCGCCACGGCAGACCGCATTAAGGGGCCGGAGAAGCTCTCTGATATGGGCCCGGTTACTGGCGCGAAGCCCGGTGGCTCAAACCCCGGTGCCCTGTACACACAGGATGGCCAACAGTGGCTGGTGAAGGGCTCGAACGCTGCGAAGTACCAAGATGCCACCACCGTGGCCGACCGCTCGAAGAACGAGGTGCTGGCCGCCAAGCTCATGCTCGCAGCTGGTGCCGGCGCGCCAGACAGGCGTCGCATCCAAGATGATCGATGGCCTCACGAAACTTTCAGTTACCGATCTCGGCGCGATGGGCGCGGTGCGCGGTGACTTTGCCATTCATGCGTGGCTCGCCAACTACGACGTTCTCGGAGCGGCGCTCGAAAACACGGCGATAAAGGATGGCAAGGCCGTCAACATCGATCCGGGTGGCGCTTTGCTGTTCCGCGCACAGGGCGAGAAGAAGGATTTGAGTGCGACCGGCGGCCTTCTCGACCCGTCTGCTCCTGAGTTCGAGAGCATGCGCAAAACGAACGATCACCAAAAGGCCGTCTACGGCAAGATGATGGCGAGCGATCTTGCGGCGAGCGCTGAGAAGCTCAACAACATCTCAGACGACACCATCAAGAGCCTTGTTAAAACCTACGGGCCCGGTGATGAGGCCTTCCGGGACAAGCTCGCTCAGAACCTGATCGACCGCAAGAACGCGATCCTTGATAAGGCCGGCCTACCATTCAAAATGGGCGTGAGCGTGGCTCAGCCTGTGCAACAGAGCTCGGTTGAGCTCAGCTCGATCAAAACCTCCGCTGTCGCCCCCACGCTCTCCAAAACCGCTTTCAGTGGCGACAACAAGCTGTTCTATCAGCAATACGACCCGCAAGTCGCGGTCACGGCTGGGACAACCACCGCTTTCGGGCAACCCCCAACGCCGCAGGCTAAGGCAACGGCTGAGATGATCCTTGCTGCACAGAAGGCAGGGTTCAAGCCAAAGAAGTTCAAGGTGGGCGGTCTCCAGCAGGCTTACGTCTATGTGAAAGATGGAAACGTGCTGACTGAGAACGGCGCGAAAGCGCTTGTTGCAGGTGCTGCCATCTCAACGGCAGCACCTGCCGCTCCTAAGGCTGCCGCAACCAAGCAGGACGTTGAGGCTCAGCTGCTCGCCTCCGCCATGAAAACGACCGACACCATTACCAAGTTGGTCAAGAACCAAATAGCGGCAGGTGAAAATCCGCCAGAGTTCCCGAAGTCGACCGCATTGGCACAGGTTTTCACCGGCGATGCCAAGCTGAAGGTGATTGCAGAGGCCATCGACAAGGCCTCTCTAAGCGGTGACCTTGCCGCTGTTGCCATGGCGAAGGTCGGGCTCGATAAGATGCAACAGCAGGTGGACCCCGACGCGTCGTTCATCGCTTCCGACATTGGAGCGCTCAAGGCGCAGTCCATTGCGGTGATGGAGAAGCTCGCTTACGACGCGATCAAGGCGAGTGAGGTGATTGCCTCATCTGCGCCCAAGATCGATATCCCGCCCAAGCCAGAGTTCCCGTCCCCGAAGTTTGGCGGCACCTACTACAAGGCACTTGCGGAGAAGGCTGAGGGCCTTGCGGCAAAGGGCGATCTCGCTGGTCTGAAAGCCATGGCCACCTCAGGCAAGTACGCCGGCGGCGTGCCGTGGAAGCCCGGCAGCCCGAATGGGAAGGTGATGGCCGCGTACCACGGCGCACTGGTTGCCAAGCTCGAGCAGCAAGACGCCTCAGTGGTGGTTGCCCGCGTGAAGCAGGCGCAAGTGGCACTAGATAAGCCCGCCGCCGTGCCAACGCCAACGGCTGCCGCTGAGAAAGCTCTGCCGGCGATGCCAGATTTCGCCAAGGAGTATTACGCCCAAACCAACGTCAATGCACCTTCGCACAACAAGAAGGTTGCGGTGATTGAGCAGCTGGCCACCGCTGGCGATGTGAAGGGGCTCATCTCTCTTAACTATGCCACCAACACCATGGGCAAAGCCCAAGCAAAGTTGGCGAACAATGTCCTCGCCGCGCTGGGCTCTACCCATATCGTGACGCCGGGGCAGAAGGCCAATACGCACCCGGCTCTTTTTGGTGGCACTACCGCGAACGAGGCGACGGCAGCGGCTGCGAAAGTCAATGTTGCACTGCCGTCATCGCATGCGGCAGCTAAGCCAACGAAACCCGTCAACGCCGACCTGTTGCCGCCTGAGCCAAAGTTCATCACATCGAACGCGGCGGTCAGAGGGTGATCTCAGCGGCCTGAAGGCTTACAACAAGTTTTCACAGCAGAGCGAGAAGCTCACATCCTACAAGCAGGGCCTCATCGAGAGTGTTGAGGAGCAGGTCTTTGGCGCAATGGAAAAGCGCGGCCTCAACTCCGCGCCGCCAATCAAGCCCGCAGCGAACCCACTGGCCGCGCTCGCTAAACACGCTGAGCACTTCCCGCCGGTCAAGACCACTGAGGCACATAAAGTTGCGGCCCACAGCAAGATCGCCGGCTGGGTTCTTTTGGGTAAGACTGACCCCGCCACGATTGAGAAGGCTTTCGAGAATGGTTGGAGCCCTGACCCGCTGCCCTCAAGTCTCGTTTCGGCCCACACAAAAATTGCTCTTGCCGTCACGGAAAAACAAAAAGAGGACATTGTTCGCTACGTTGGCATGTGGTCTTACGGCGCGAACGACCGCATGCGGAACAAGGGGCAGATTGATGAGGAAATTCGCTCTGTGTCAAAGAGCGTGTCCGAGGTCGCTATACCTCTGCCTGCCGGCACTCGCCTCAAGCGGAACATGAGCTTGGAGGGGTCCGGCCTAAAGGCGCTTTTGGCCGCGCAGGCGGGCGACATAATCCAGTCCCCTCAGTTCGAGAGCACAGCAAACCCCACGGGGCATTACGGGGAAGGCAGCAAGAACGTCCGCTTAAACTTGATCACTGCGCCGGGAGTGCGGGGCATCTACGTGGGCAAGGAGCTTGGGCTCAAAGGCGAAAACGAAATGATCCTGCCTGAAAACACGCGCTACGCGATCCGCCGGGTTTACAAGAAGGGGAGCAAGACAATCGTTGAGGCTGTAATCCTGCCCTCTATTCTCGGCCAGCTCGAGTGATAGTGAATTTTGTTGTAAAATCATTTCTGTGATAGTAAGGGCCTCGATATGAGTGAAGAC